GACCCAACTGCCGCAATTGCACAATAGTAGTCAACCCGTGATTGTTCGACTCCACACACGTTAAAGCATTATTGTACCACAACGCCAACAGGTGCACTTCGTTGGCTAACGTATCCGGTGGAATGTGTCCATGCCAGATAGCGACCTGTTCACCGGCACGCACATCTATAACCTGTGCACACGAATAGTCGCCGTGCGCCAGCCCTTCCGCCGTATCGACACCGATACAGTACGCCCGGTTTGAAACCGGTTCACGCCAAACTGTAAGCATCTTTACGAAACTCCGGAACCCCGCGTGCAGGTTCCCACAGATAACCGGCCTGACCTTCTTCAACCATCGAATTCATTGCCTCCAACGAATCCAAATCAAACACCGGGTTACCGGACTTTATGAACGCCTCTTCGGGCGTTGTCGGATACTCCTGAGCCAACTGCCACGACAGCATCGAATCCTTCTTCGACTGATACCATGCCTCATCACGGTCCTCAGTCGCAGACCAAGGGAAAAACATCGGTTCAAACCGGTTTGAACCAGTTTGGGACCCGACCCACAATTGGTGAAAAAAGTTTCCGCTTCCATTCGCCGTACTAAGACCAATAATTCGGCCTCCGACATCAGCCACTGGTTCAATAGACGCCCACGCTTCCTCAGGGTTCGGTAAGAACGCCCACTCATCGACTACAACCAACGATGCGGACTCACCCCTAGCGGGATCCGATGCTGAAGGCATCGAAGTAATCTGCGACCCGTTGCTGAACACCATTTTCTGCTGGTGTTCCACCAGCGAATCCGGGCCACGCTCCAACATCCACTCCGGCATATGATTAAACCCGTACTTCGATTTGCGCAACAACAACACTGATTCACGTTCCGTACGCGACAGGTCAATAATGTTCTGATCCGGTTTAAAAAACGCCAACCAAAACTGGTGTGCCGCCACAAGTGTCGTCCACCCGATCTGACGGGCCTTCAAAGTCAACGAATACCGGTTACCGTCCCAATGGTCTAAAGCGAAAGATTGGGCGTTCCGAAGATTAAACAGTATTCGACCATGAGCAGGATGGGCAATAAACCAATACTTACGTAAGAAATACGACTCATCCGTAGCGCATCTCCGCCATTCCGCTTCACGGTGAAGTTCACTCAACCGACCCATCTAATCGAACAACGATTGTAACATCCGACCCAAACCCCAAACCGTAAAGGCAATAAACGCGAACATTGCCGTCAACAGCAGACACGTCCACCAATCTTTCACTGACACGACTCGCACACCTCAGGGGTTTCCAAACCGCATTCCAAAGGCTCCTCATCATCAAACGGATCATACACGTCGAAGGCTTCCACCGCAAACGATGTACGCAACTCACCCTCCTCGTACGGCACCCAATCGCCGTCTCTCAACACAAGCCCCGGTGTCACTGATTCAACGCTGCCATACCGGCACCACCCACCAGAGCGGCACCAGCCGGTGCCAGCATGCCACCGGAACCCATCGTGATCAAACCAGCCCCTATCAAAGCAGTAAGCAACGCGGCACGCTCCATGTTAGACATGTTCGCAGCCCTGTCAGTCAAACCCTGTATAGCCTCACCCATGCCACCGAAATAGCCCTGATCAGGCTGTGTGACCTGTGCCGCCATCATATCAGCCAACATCTGTGAATCCATGGATCGCAACTCCGGGTTGCGGTCCTCCATCGGGCTAACCGGTGGCGGTACAGGAGGAGGAACCACAGGTGCCGGACCACCACGCCCCCTCTCACGAAGAGCCTTCTCGTAAGCCGCCTGTTCCTCCGGAGTCCTAGGCCGCACCTTCTCTCTTGCACCCTCAATCTGTTCACGGGGACCACCGGTCCCCGGCAACTCACCCTGATTCGGGTCCACACGACCACTCATAGCGTGATGCATTTGAAATGCCTGATCCGCTGTCAAACCTTGCCCCTGCGGCACCCGCCCCGGAATGTGCGGCAAAGTCTGCTCCCCACGCTGCCCCGGAGGCATAATCTCAGGACCCGGAATAATATTAGACATCGGAGGTATAATGTCGTAACCACCCGGCTTGGTCAACTCTGAAATGTCAGGTGGGATAAGACCGCCCGGACGCTCTGGGACAACAGGTGGGGTAAGGCCACCCGGACCGTGCCGCATCCTCGCACGTTCCGCGTCAGACAACCCAGACATAGCCCGAGCATCCCCCTCCGGCCTCCTAAGATCCTGCTCAAACAAGTCCTCAGCACCGACCAACCAAGCGTCTATCATCTCGCTCAATGTTTCTTCGTCAATAGCGTCAGGATCTAAACCCTCATCGAAGAGTTGCTGACGGAAAAGTTCACGAGCCTCATCAACGTTACCAGCCCTCACCGCCGCTTCCGGCATCGACTCCCAAGCCGGGTCAGCCGCTGGGTCCAAACCAACAACCTGAATCGACTCCCCCGTCACATCAGTAGTAACAGCCGGGGTAGGAACATACGTCCCCCAGTCGTAGCGCTCCCCGGACTCTGTAACAAACTCGTACCCTCTGCTCTCAGCATAACGGTCCAACTCCACCGTCACCGTCGAAAACAACTCATCTCTTTCCCCACTCTGGAATAGCGTCCCCGGTGCGGCAACTCTGTCAACAACCTCGGCTATCACCTCTCGTACCGCATTGGGTTCAGTCAAATATTCCAGACCCCCCTCCTCCAAGCCTCGCGCATCGCCAGTCAACACCTCACCAATCGTTTCCCTGATCCGATTAACAAGTGTGTCATGGGGACCTTGAAGGCGGGGACGCGGGTCAGCATAATCCCCCTCCGTAATGTTGTACGCCCCACGAGCCTCATAACTCGATGCCGGGGCCATACCCCCTCCCGGCGACCCAAACAACCCCTCAACCGCAGCCGTTATCGGATCAACAGCAGCAGACTCACCCTCCAACGCTGCAGCAATCTCCGCATCAAACTCATCAAAATCGAAACCCATCCGCTGCAACTCAGGCGACGGCAACGACACAGCCCGCGACGGCTTAGAACGACGACCAAACGTCGCATCCTCCGGATGCGGAGAAAGCGCAACCCTAGCCACCGTCAACCACCCTCAAATGCAACACCTGAGCCTCCAACTCATCAGCCAACTCAACATCCGACAAACCAGAAGCCTCCCGCTCATCATCAACCACCAAACGCCGCTTCGGCGTAAACTTCTCCACATACTGCAAATACAACGAAGCAGCCTGCACAGACCCCCCCACCGCCTGAGCATGCAACGAATCAATCACCGACTGCGTACGCTCAGGATGAATATTCAACTCAGCGCAACGACGATCCCACTCCCTCGCAAAACGCTGATCCCGCTTAATCCGCCGAACCGAATCCTCATGCATCCCATTCAACTCAGCCCACTCATACTGAGTCCTAGGATCCCTGTCGGGACCCTGAAGAAGCCACTCAAGTAGACTCTCCCAAGATTTCAACATGATTTTCTCGCCAGTATCAGGATCAGTCTTCCAACCCCTACCGCCACCATTCTGAGCCATACATAAACCTCCAATAGGAAACCCTGAAGTGTCCCATTTCGGCTCCGGCGGTCCCCTGTACCGATTCTTTTTGGGACAGTTGACCATATGTATATGATATGGTTCTGACGACGACCCCCAAGGTCGTCAGAAGAACGTACACGAAGACACAGGCATAGACATATGGTGGAGCCACCCACCAAAATTGCACGCATCGGCCCTTGATATCTATACATAAGCGGCGGACGAGGGGGGTGGGGGCCCCATGGTGGGGTCGGGTCGTCAATGGTTTGATGGTCTGGGGTTTGATGGTCAAACGTTTGATCGTTTGGGGCCTGACTGTTTGGATCCTGTCTACCATTTGGTCAGGATACGGTACCGTACTGTACCCATCGGCCGGTCCGCTGCATAGATATGCATGGCATGGTATTATCCTAGGATAAGGTCGTAACATACCCGTAACGTATTCGTAATGCTTTCGTTACCTTTTGACCTGTCAAAAGAGTACGCTCTTGGTGTCGCTCAAATCGGGCGGCAGACGGTAGGCATGATGCCTACGACAGAAAGGGGCAGTGTTACATAGCGGGCGGAGATCGCATCTCCAAACGCACTGTTTCGTAGTAGGCATGATGTCTACCATTATCCCCGGATAACGGGGAAAGGGGTTAGATCATGGCAACATCAGAAACGATCAACGAGTCCATGTTGGGGTTCTTCCGGAACGTCTATCGCATGTCCTCTGTACGCAATGCGGACCATTTGGTCCTCGTGGCGAACTTTGGCCAGTGGGCGGGGTTCTGGAGCGCTGACAGGTTCAT